GCACCGACGAGGCTCGCACCGTCGAGGCTCGCACCGTCGAGGCTCGCACCGTCGAGGCTCGCACGGTCGAGGCGCGCACCGACGAGGCGCGCACCGACGAGGCTCGCACGGTCGAGGCGCGCACCGACGAGGCGCGCACCGACGAGGCTCGCACCGTCGAGGCTCGCACCGTCGAGGCTCGCACCGACGAGGCTCGCACGGTCGAGGCTCGCACCGACGAGGCGCGCACCGACGAGGCTCGCACCGTCGAGGCTCGCACCGGATCTGACGGCGTCCTCGAGCGCCGCAACCGTACTAGTCGCGCTCTCGCTCCTGAACAAAACTGCTTTCGTGTAGCGGTGGACAATCTCGATCATGCTGTTCTCCCGGGTTTGCGCGAATGCGTGGACGAGCGAAGAATTAGGAGCTCGGCGAGCTCGAGCGCGCGGTCGAGCGCGTGGTCGCCGCCGGCGAGCACGGCCCGCGCGAGCCGGAGCTCGAGCCCTCCGACCACCGCTTCGGCGAGCTCGTCCGCGAGCGTCCCGGGCGCGCGGCCGGCGCCTACGGCTTCGACGAGCCGACGCGCCAAGCCAACGGCCAGCCAAGATCCCGAGCTATGATCTTGATGTCGCTGATCTTCCGATCCACCCCCGTCATCCACCCCAGAAGAAGCGATTCGAGCCGTTTCGCCGGGCAGCGTGATGAGCCGTTGGCTCCACGTTGGCTGCCCGGGAGTCTCCGCCGCGGCGCGTGAGAGCGCGTCCGGCGCGAGGTGCGCGTACCGCTCGGTCTCGTCGATCGACGCGTGGCCGAGGAGGTCGCGGATCTCCTCGAGCCGCCACGGCCGGCCCCACCAGCCCGAGACGAGCGACGCGGCGCACGTATGCCGGAGGTCGTGCCACCGCACGTGGCGGTGAATGCCGGCAGCTCGTAGCCATACCGTGAACTCGCCGTCCTCCCCCGCTTCCTGCGAGGCGAAGCGATCGGAGTGGAGCAGGCCGCCGCGCGTGCCCGGAAAAAGCAGCCCGCGCGTGTTCTTCGACGGTGGGCACCATCGGGGCAGGAGCTCGAGCCACCGCCTCACGGTGACGAGGGCGCGCGGGAGCAGCGGCACGCGGCGCATCCGCCTTCCCTTCGGCGCGCGCCAGGCCGAGCCGAAGCGAATGAAGACGTGCGGGTCGGCGCCCACATGGACGTCGTCGAGGTGCAGGCAGAACTGCTCGCCGGCACGGAGCCCGGTACCGATCGCGAAGTCGGCGATGAGCCGCGAATATTCGTCGATGCGCTCGCACGACGAAAGCGCTCGCTGCTCGGGCGGGTGCAGGTACGTCCACGCCTCCTCGGTCGCTGCAGGGCGGCGAGGGATGGCGACGCCGGCGGCGGGGTTCGTGTCGAGGAAGCGCTCGCGGCGCGCGGCCTCGAGGCCCTTTCGCAGGAGTCGAAGGATCTGGTCGAGGTAGGAGTCGGAGAGCTCGAGCGGCGGGAGCTTCGCGAGGTCGCCGACCCAGCGCTCGACGGCGCGGTCGGTGATGGCCCGCAGCGGCAGGCCAGCAAAAGGAGCCTGCGAAACCCAGTTCTTCCAGACCGAGCGCACCGTCGGCATCGCCACGAACGACCGCGAGAGCTCGAGCTCGTCGAGCCAGCGCGGAAACCACCCGAGCATCGTCACGCCGCCCGCCGGCGCGAGCTCGGCGGTGAGCTCGAGCGCCGCGTCGACGATGCCCTGCGCTTCCTCCTCCGTCTCGTGCGTGCCGAGGTTTCGGCGCACGCCGCTTGGAAGATTCAGCCGGGCGATCCAATGGCCCGAGGGCAGCTCGTAGACGCTTCCCTCCCCGGGCTTGCGGCGCTTGCTCATCGGATGTCTCCGGCGGCCTTCAGGATCCGCTGCGCCTTGGCGCGCTGCAAGTCGGTCGGCGGCTTCGAGGGCTTTGCCCGCTCCCTCGTGGGCACGAGGCGCGGCCGCACGGTGAGACCCTCGCCGGCGAGCTCCGCGTGGGCCTCGGCGAGCTCGCGGTGGAGCTGCGAGATCCGGGCGTGTACCTCGCGCTGGTTCAAGCGCCCTCCGCGTGCCGGGCGCTCGCGCCGGGGTGCTCGACGATGATGCGGATCGACCCGGGGAAGCGGATCCGCAGCCCGACCACGTTGCACACGAGCCGCATCCGCGAAAGCTCCTGCTCGTAGCCGAGCAGCCGCCCGATGATGGCCCGCAGCGCCGCGAGGAGTCCCCTCACCTCGAGCCCTCCGAAAACAAGGCGGCTCGCGTGGCGTACACGAGCACCGACCACATGAACGAGCCGAGCATCGTGCCGGTGCGGAGCTTGCGGGCCATCATCGGCGTTCAGTGCTCCGCTTCCGCGCAGTGCGACTTCGCGGTCGCCCGCAGAACTTGCGGCCCCGCGAGTGATGGCCGTGATGGCCAAAACCACCGAGCGCGCGTTCAGCGCTACCCATGCGTGCCGCTCCTCGTGCTCGAGGGCGTACCGTCCCACCCGAGCATCGCGCGCTGGTAGACCATCCGCCCGCGCGCCGGCAGCGCCGCGAGGTGCCAGGCCTGCAGGTTTCGCTTGCCGTCGTAGAGGTCGGCGAGCGTGTGGATGTCGATGCCCATGTGGTCGGCGACGCGGCGCTTCGCCCAGCGCTCGTCGAGCAGGGCGTCGATCGCCTCGACGAAGCCGGCATGCGCCTTGCTCTTGAGCTCGTCCCGGAGTGCGTCGCCGCGGGTCTTCGCAAGGGGGGGTAGATGCCGCTCGCGCGCCGCGAGCTCGGCCCGGAGCTCGTCGTCGTCGCTCATGCGGCCCTCCCGTTTCTGAACGCCACGGCGCGGCAGAGGTCCTCGCAGAAGGGACCGGCGAGCCGCCGGGACCTGAGCACGTGCATGGGGTTCACGGGGATCTTCCCTGCGAGCCAGCGCTGCACCGTGCTCAACGAGAGCCCCATCCAGCGCGCGGCGTCGGTCTGCGAGCACCGCGCGAACCCCATCGCGTAGACAAAAGATCGCAGCGTCAACGCTGCAACTTCCTTCGCCGAGCGAGCGTTTCCGGCTGGAATACGTTTCGCGCGTCGGGCATTGTGGCTTTTCGCCATGGGGTCAGCCTTCAGTGCCGGTCGGGACGGAGCCGTGCGTCAGCTCCTCGGCATCAAGCGGTGGCTCGTCCCACCAGTGCATCGGGATCTGCTTGAGCTCCCAGAAGCGACGCCGGACGGTTGTGCCGGGCAACCGCTCGCAGCGGAGGATACGGCTCAGGGTGGACTGCCCGATCTTCAGCGCCTGCTTCAGCCGGAGTTGGGCTCCGCTGCGGTTCCCCTCCGCAAGGTTCGGATCGAGCCTGATGAGCGTCTGGACAGCTCGATTCACGAGGCCCATTCTATGCCACTAGGGCAAGTTGTCAAGAGGGCATATCGGGACCGCTGGCAGAATGCTCCTATGTCCACTTCGGGAGCGTCCAAGGGAGGGGCGAACGCGAAGGAGATCGGCTCTCGGTTCCGAGTGGCGCGAAAGCAGTTGGGCCTGACGCAGGAGCAGCTCGAGACGAAGCTCAGCATCGACCAGACGGCTATCTCGCGCTTCGAGCAGGGTGGGCGAGGCCTTGAAACTGAGTCCCTTTTGGCGCTCCTCGCGTTCATGGCCGACCGCGGGGTGAGCCTCCGCTACATCCTCCTCGGGGGCGACGACGAGAAGGTGATGCAGACGCGCTCCGAGTCCGAAGTCCTCGAACGCCTGGGTTCGATCGAAAAGAAGCTCGAAACCATCCAGGAGACGGGCGAGCACCTGATTCCGCGCGCGGCCACGAAGCGGCGGTGACAAGGGCGTTTCGGGCGGGCGCGAACAGGGCGCCGGAGGCTCGCAGGCGCTCTTGCGCCACAAAACGACGCGACTAAGAATATGCCTCCTTGACAACTTGCCCTAGTGGCATAAGATGCCTGGTCATGAGCGGCAAGGGCCCGAACGCATCCGAGGAGCACCGAACGCTCGCCATCGACGCCGTGTGCGTCGCTCTGGCGACCACCTGCACCACCGAGCGCCGGCGCCCGGCAGCGGCCTACCGCGAGCTCGCTGAGTCGATTGTCGACCACCTAACGGCGCACGCCGTCGAGGTCCTGCGTGACCTCATCGCCGCCCAGCGGCGGCTTCACCCGGAGGTCCGGGGGGGCTTCGCGAAGCTCGTCGGCGACACCCAGGCGGAGCTCGCCCAGGCGGCGGCGCTGCAGAAGGACCTCGAAAGGCTCGACCGGTGACCGAGCTCGCGACGACCCGGTGCCGCTCGTGCGGCGCGTCGATCGTCTTCGTCACGACGGCGAAGGGCGCGAAGATGCCTCTGAACGCCGAGCCGCAGCGCCTGGTCGTGCTCGAGCCGGACCCGCAAGCGCTCGACGGGCTCACGAAGATCGCCGTCGTCCGCGCGTGCTTCACGCCGCACTTCGCGACGTGCCCCGCGGCCACCGCTCACCGCAAGCCGAAGGAGGGGGCGCAGACGAGCCGGTAGCCGGTCGAAGTGAGCGCGTGGCTCGGGGCCCCCCCCCTCCCCCGGGTCGCGCGCTCTCTTCGGACGGCTCACCCGCGAGCCGCGGAGGAGAGACATGGCAACACCGAACACACCGCTTTCGCAGCCCGACGTCGACGCATTCAACAAGCTCCTGGACTGGTCGCGCCTCGCGCGCGAGCTCGGCGCCGAACAGGTCGGCATCGACCTCGACCTCGTCGAGGGCGGCTGGCTCTGCACAGTGTGGCTGCACTCCTCGGGCAACTGCAGGCCGTTCGCCTCGAAGCCGTCGGCGTCGATCGCCGACGCCATTCGCGAGGCGCTTGCCAGCGCCGCTTCGATCGAGAACGCGCTCGCCGAGCTCGCGACGCGGCCCGAGCGACCGACGACCGTCGCCGACGACGTGACGGCTTGCATCGCGTGAGGACGGCCATGGATCCCGGAAACGCCGCCATCGTAAGGTCTGAAGTCAACACCACCGCGATCGCTCGCGTCGAAGGCCTCGACACCGAAGTCGTCGTCGCACGCGTCGACAAGATCAAGGACATAGCGAAACGCGTGATGCAGGAGGGGCATCACTTCGGAAAGATCCCCGGCGTCGACAAGCCGAGCCTCTTGAAGCCGGGCGCCGAGGTGCTGTGCCTCACGTTCCAGCTCGCGCCGAAGTTCAAGCTGAAGGAAAAGCGCCAAGGCGCGCACCTCGAAGTCATCGCCGAGTGCACGCTCGTCCACGTGCCGTCTGGCGCGGTGCTCGGCTCCGCGATCGGTTCGTGCTCGACGCTGGAAGCAAAGTACGCCTACCGCAACGCGAAGCGGGTCTGCCCCGAGTGCAACGAGCCCGCGATCATCAAGGGCCGCGAGCAGTACGGCGGCGGCTGGATCTGTTGGAAGAAGCCCGAGAAGGGCAGCAACGGCTGCGGCGCGAAGTTCAAGGACGGCGACCAGGAGATCGAGAGCCAGGCCGTCGGGCGCATCGAGAACCCCGACATCGCCGACACGTACAACACCGTGCGGAAGATGGCGTCGAAGCGCGCGCTCGTCGCCATCGTGCTGCTCGTGACGTGCGCCTCCGACATCTTCACCCAGGATGTCGAAGAGCAAGGGCGCACCGACGACGACGGCCAGAAGCCGGGAAGCGACACGTCGGGCCCGATTGCAGGGACGACGACGAAGCCCGTCGTCGTCGCGACGTCGAAGGACGTCGACACCGTGCTCGAGCTCATCCGCGGCGCGCAGACGATCCCGCAGCTCGACGGCATCATCAAGTCGAACAAGGGCCGCAAGTGGAGCCGCTCGCAGGTCGCGACGCTGAACACCGCGGACACCGAGCGCCGCGCTGAGCTCGTCGAGGCCGGCGCCTACGCCGAACGCGACTACGGAGGTGGCGCGTGAGCGCGCTCGAGAAGCTCGAGCCGTCGGCGCTCCCGGCCGTCATCATCGGCCCCGGCCGCCCCGAGCAGTACCTCACCGCCGGCGGGCTCCGCGTGCCGTCGGTGACGACCATCACCGGCCGCTTCAAGAACGCCGATGCTCTAATCGCGTGGGCGAACCGCGAAGGGCTCGCCGGGCGCACCGCCGAGGAAGCGCGCGACGCGGCGGCGGACGCGGGCCACATCGCGCACGACTGGATCCGCGACACCGTCGCGGGTCGCCCGCTAACGCCGTTCCCCTACTCCCCCGAGGAGATGGTCGACAAGGCGAAGCGCGCCCTCGAGGCGTTCCACACGTGGGCGGACGAAGTGTCGCTCCGCGTCGTCGCCGTCGAGATCCCGCTCGTGCACGAGGACCTGCTGTTCGGCGGCACGTGGGACGGCATCGGCATCGTCTCGGGCGTGCTCCGCGTGCTCGACTGGAAGAGCGGGAACCGCTGCTACCCCGAGCACCTCGTGCAGGTGGCCGCGTACCGCGAGCTCCTCCGCGCCGAGCGTGAGCGTCTCGGCGACGAGGCGCTGCCCGTTCCCGAGGGCGCGGCGCTCGTCCGCCTCGACAAGGAAACGGGCACGCCGACGGCGCGGCTGTTCGATGCCGACGCGCTTGACCTCGGGTGGGACTACTTCGCGAAGCTCCGGCACCTCTACGAGCTCGAGAAGGACGTCTCGAAGACCGTCGCCGATCGCAAGGCGAAGCGCAGAAAGAAGGCGGCTTAGCCATGCCGCGCTTCTCGCACACCATCCGCGACGCGCAGGGCCGCGCGATCGGGGTAGCCTGCGGTTCGCGGCCGCGCCGTAGCTGCTCAACCCCCGGCTGCCGGAACGACGCGACGATTCAGTGCGACTACGGCGTCACGCGGCTTGGACGCGCGGCGACGTGCGATCGCTGGTGCTGCCGGCGCTGCGCCGTCTCTGTCGGCAAGGACCTCGACCACTGCGCGGTGCACGCTCGAGGCCCGGCGCCGGCGGCGCGCCCGGCGCCGAACTTCGGAACGCCCAAGTCGCTCGAGGGCGTCGAGCCGCGTCTCGCCTCCGGAACGCTCCCGACGCCGCGCGACGAGCTCCTGGTGAAGCGATGATCGGCACACCCGTCGAAGCGACGCTCTGGCGCGTCGAGTTCCGTTACCGTCGCCCGCAGTCAGAGCCGCTCCCGAGGGTCCGAGAAGAGCTGCTCGGCTTCCGCGCGAGCATTGCCGCAGAGGCGGCGCTGCCGTTCGTGACCGAGCTTCGCTACGTGCTCACGGCGGACCCCGCCGGCGCCGACCTCTACGAGACGGCGCGCCGAGCAGTCTTCGGTACGGGGGAGGCGCCCGCCGACTTCGCGATCATGACTGCGCAGCGCATCGGCGACTCGGTGAAGGGCCTGGCGCTCGTCGCAAGCTCGGGGGCGTGATGGCCATCGGCGACACGATTGCCCCGCCGGCGTGCCCGGAGTGCTCGGCGCCGATGGTGCTCGTGCACAACCGTGGCTTCCGCACGCGAGCCCACCCGAACGGAAAGCCCTTCTACGGCTGCACGCGCTACCCGTCGTGCCGTGGCGCGCACGGCGCTCACGCCGACGGACGTCCGCTCGGAAGGCCCGGAACGCCCGAGGAGCGCGCCGCGCGCGTCGCCGCGCACGGGTGGTTCGACAAGCTCTGGCAGGGCCGCGTGCGCTCGCGGGACGAAGCCTACGAGTGACTCGCCATTACCCTGCCCCACCTCCCCGATCACATCGCCGAGATGAGCGCCGCGCAATGCGAGGAGCTCGTCTCGGCCGTGCGCCGGCAACTCGTCACCGACCTCAGCACCCACTTCACCGGGAGACCCGAAACATGAACGCACCCGCTGCAGCGACCTTTGTCAACGTACCGATCGAGAAGGCTTTCCTCGGCGAGAACTACCGCAAGCGCCGCCCGAAGAACTTCGACGCGAAGATCGACGAGCTCGCGGTGAGCATCCGCCAGAAGGGGCTCATCGAGCCGCTCGTGTTCCGTCCGCGGCCGAAGGGGAAGAAGGACGAATTCGAGGTGGTGTGCGGTGAGCGCCGCTACCTCGGCTCGAAGAAGGCCGGGCTCGCGACGCTCATGGGCACCGTGCGCGACATCTCCGACGACGACGTGCTCGAGCTGCAGGTCATCGAGAACAACCAGCGCGAGGACCCGCACCCGCTCGACGAGGCCGACGGCTTCGCGCTGCTCGTGAAGCGCGGACGCTCGCCGGGCGAGCTCGCCGACCGACTCGGCCGCGAGGTGCGCTACGTCCGCGAGCGCCTCGCGCTCTGCACGCTCACCGAGAAGTGCCGGAAGGCGCTCGACGACGAGCAGATCACGTTCGGGGTCGCGCTCGTCATCGCGCGCATCCCCCACCCGAAGCTTCAGGACGAAGCTCTCAAGGGTCTCGTTCCGTTCAAGGGCGATCCGCCGATGACGGTGAAGGCCGCGGGCGAGGAGATCCGCACGCGCTTCATGCTGAAGCTCGTCGACGCGCCGTTCGACCGGGCCGACGTCGAGCTCGTCACGAAGGCCGGCGCGTGCACGACGTGCCCTAAGCGGACGGGCAACCAGGCCGAGCTCTTTGGCGACGTCGCGAGCCCGGACGTGTGCACCGATCGGCTCTGCTTCGAGAGCAAGCTCGACGCGCAGTGGCGCCTCGTGCAGGCGCAGGCGAAACGGGACGGGAAGAAGGTCCTCGCCGAAGGCGAAGCGAAGAAGGTCTGGCCGTACCAGCACAACGGCGACCGCGTCGCGCACGACTCGCCCTTCAAGCCGCTCGACGGCGCGTTACCCGCCCCCGGCACCGGCCGGGAGGTCTCGATCCGGGCGCTCCTGAAGGGCCGCGACTTCGACACCGTCGTCGGGCGGAGCCCGCACTCTGGGCGGTTCTATGAGCTCGTAGCGAAGGGCTCGGTCGATGCCGCCCTTCGCGTGCGCGCGAAGACGCGTGGCAAAGACGATGTCGGCTCGAGCAAGAAGAAGCCGGGCGCCGCGGAGAAGGCCGAGCGCGCGAGGGCGAAGGCGAAGGTCGAGGCGAAGGAAGCCATCGACTCGCGCCTGCTCGCCGAGCTCGCCGAGGCGGTCCAAGACGAAGCCAAGGGGTCTCCGTTCCTCGACACGTTCGTCGGCGTGCTGCTCGAGCCGCTCTTCATGAGCGGCGACGGGCTCCAGCGCGTGCTCCGTAGGCGCGGGCTCCTCGACGAGAAGAAGCGCCTCGCGTACGGAGCAAACATCGAGCTCGTGAAGAAGCAGGCGAAAGCGCAGGGCATCGAGTGGCTCTGCGGCTTGCTCGTCGAGACCGTCGTCGCCGACGTCATCGACTACGACTACGGCCCACGCGACATGAGCACGAGGCGCGCGAACGAGGCTCTCGAGGCCTTCGGCATCGATCGCAAGAAGGTCGAGAAGCAGGTGCTCGCCGAGATCGCGGCGAACCGCGCGAAGGAGTCGAAGCCCGCCGCCGGCGTCGTGCACCTGTTCATCGCCGACGGCACGAACGGCACGGCGTGCGGCGGTCGCGCGAGTGGCACCAAAGGCTCGACGAAGCCCACACTGAAGGGCGTCACCTGCGAGAACTGCAAGCGCGTCGGGCCGGCCGTTCTGCGAGACCGAGCGCCGAAGCGTAAGAGGGGCAAGCGGTAATGGGCTTCCTCGACGAGGCGCGGGACGCCGTCGAGGGCGGCGTGTGCCGTGGTTGCGGGTGCACCGACGAGGAAGCCTGCGAGGGCGGCTGCATCTGGGTCGAGCCCGACCTCTGCTCGCGGTGCGCCATCACCGACGGCGACGACCCGAACGACGGCGACGACCCCGACGAGTAGGGCCATGGGCGTGCACCGGAACAGCGAAGGCGCCATCGTCCGCGAGCTGCTCGAAGGCTGGCGCGACGAGGTGCTCGCGCATCGCGTGACGGCCCACCGCTACCCCGGGAGCGAGGAGGGGCTCACCGCCAACGCGAAGGCCGAAGCGCTCGACCAGGCCATCGAGGACGCGCTCGCGTTCTTCCCGCACCTGCGCGCCGGCCTGAAGGCGAACTAGACCCCTGAACGCAAGAAAGCCCCCGAACGCAACCTCGTGCGAGGAGCGTCGGGGGCTTGGGGTGCGCCGGCTTGATCGGCGGCGCGGGGGATGGGTCGGGCGGGGGAGAGGCTCAGTTGCTGGGTCGGACGACGATCGCTTTCTGCTGCTCGAGGGCCTGCACGCGCTCGGCAAGGCGGGCCTGGTCACGCTCGAGCGTCGGCAGGCGCTTGTCGTGGTCGCGCTGCACGAGGAACGCTCTGTCGAGATCCTGCTCGGCGGCGACGACGCGCGCTTCGAGAGCCGCGCGCTTCTGACCCTGGATGCGCACGGACTCCTCGACGGCCGCCACGCGTTCGCCGGCGGCGGCCAGGCCGCGGAAGTAACCCATGACCGCGCCGCCGATGGTGCCGGCAAGCGAGAGCACGAGGGGCACTATCCACGGGAGGAAGCGCCGCAGGCCGGACGCTCGAACCCGCACGTCGACGTCGCCTACCTGGACGCGCACCGCGCTCGAGCTCTCAGGCGATGGCGAGACGGAGCGCTTCGGCGCTTGCGAGCCCGGCCCGGGCGGCGCAGGCGCGCCCCTCAGAGTCGTCTCGTGCCGCGGACGCTCGTGCGCCGCGCCTGACTGCTCGTCGAGCTTTCGGCTCAGACGGTCGAACGGGTCGTCGGCCACAGGTCACCGGCCATTCGCGGCGGCCTTGTGCTCGACGGCGTGCTGGTCGCGCCATTCCTCGAGCTCGCCGACGCGCAGGCCAAGCGAACCGTGGCGGTTGAACATTGCGTCGAGCTTCTCGATCACGTCGGCGCGGAACGGCCCGAGCGGCGAGACCTCGCGCGCGACAATCTCGTTCAACGTGCGGAGCTGCTCGAGCGCGAGCTCGGCGGCAGCGGCCGACTGTAGCGACGCGTCGCGCGCCTCCTTCGAAGCGGTGACGAGCTCGCGGAGCAGCGCGCGGTCTTCGGGGTCGAGCTTCACGTGCCGTCCTTCCGCTCGAGCTGGTCTCGCATCCTGGCCGCGGCCTCACGCGCTTCAACGAGCTCTCTTCGGAGCTTCGCGATGCGCTGCCCGGCCTCCGTCGTCTTGTTCTCCCATTCGATCTTGCCCGTGCTGTTCGTGAGACGCCACACGACCGCGAGCGCCGCGGCGGGCCAGAGCGCGAGCAGCGCGAGGAGCGTGAGCAGCGTCGCGTCGAGCGGCAACGTCAGCACTTTCGTACTCCGTTCCCCTGGGGGTTGAACGGCGGGCCGAGCCTCGAGAGCTCGCAGGGTACGCCGGTGTCGCGGCGGGGATGGGTGTGCCGCACGTACGCCATCACCGCGAGCACGCTGCCGATGGCGATGGCGACGAGCAGCGTCGCGACGTCTCGACCGAGGCGCACCCTCACCGAGAGCTCCCCGCGTGGAGTAGCACGGGGCAAAGCTCCGCGGCCTCGGGGAACGGCGCCGGTTCCTTGTCGAGCTCGTAGAACTCGCACGCGGCGCGCATCACTTGCACCGCGACGCGCGCGTCCTCGATGCGGTCGGCCTCGTCGCGGTTGAACAGACCGCAGCCGGCGCAGAGGAGCACGCCGAACAACCAGAAGAGTCGTCGTTTCATGGGTCCTTTCGTTGGAGCGCCCCTCGAGGGAGCGCGCGAGCTCGCCGCGCACTCCGCGGCCCCCGGGAGGGAAGGCGGCGGCTCGTGGCCACGGGCTCACGCTCTCCCGCGAGGGGCGCGCGTTTCAGCCTCTGCGCTTGCGCGGCTGGTACTTCGGTTCGGCGTCCGGCTTGAACGAGCCGTACACGACCGGCAGCGGAACCGAGTAGAACGTCGGCGGATCGGGCATCGCAAAGTTGAGCAGCAGTGCGAGCGCTTCCCGACCGCGAGCGTGGGTGCTCGCCGGTGCGGACACGACCGCAAGGAACACCGTCGACGATGCCGTCGCCTGCTCGCCGCGAGCTCGAGGCCCCGCGCGAACTGCCTGCACGCCGAAGAACGCCCCAGGCTGGTAACCGGTGCTGCGAGACTGCGCGGCGTAGGCTCCGGCCTGAATCGTCGAGCTGAAGGAACGACCGGTGCTCCTGGTCGTCGATGCGTAGCTCGTGCCACCGAAAGTCGTCGGAGAAACGCCGCCGAACGCGCGCCGGCTCGCCGCTCCGGCGATCGTGGAGAGCGTGATGGTCTCGCCGGCGCCGTAGGCGAAGGAACCCCCAGCGGCTGGTGATAAAGTGAATGTCGCGCCCGCGTTGGGCTTTCCCTTCAGGCTCGCCGATGCCGATGCGGCGATGACCTGCAGGGCGGTGATTAGGTCGGTGCGGTGGTCGCCGCCACGTGCGGCCGCCGCGCGCGAGGCCGCGATGAGCGAGAGCACCGAGCCAGACGAGCCGCCGAGCGACCCTGCCGACGCTCGCGCCGCGACGCCGCTCAGCGTCGAGGTGAAGCTCGAGCCGGTTAGGCGAGCCGCCGCTGGGTAGGCGACGATGAGAACGCCCGTGAGCGCGGCCGACTGCGCCTCTCCTCGTGCTCGCGAGCTCGCCGGAAAGACCGCGAGCCCCAGGAAAGAACCAGGGGCTCCGCCGAGCGCGTGCGAGCTCGCGGGGTAGGCCGACGTCGAAAGGACGGACGTGAAACCCGATCCGGCGGCACGGCTGCTCGCGGGGGCGGCGAAGATGAGCGCGCCCGTGAGCGCCGCGGTCTGGGCTTCGCCCTTCGCGCGGGAGCTCGCCGGAAAGGGCGCAATCCCAAAGAACGCGCTGGCGACGTTCCCTAGCGCGTGTGACGTTGCCGGGAATGCCGCGGTCGAAAGTGTGCTGGTGAACGACGAGCTTCGCGGGCGAGCCGTCGCCGGCGTCGCCACCTGCGCGAATGCAGCGACCTCGCCGCTGCCGCGAGGGTTCGAAGTTGCCGCGGCGGGCGTCGTCAGAAAGGACGCGCTCTCAGCCCGGCCGGCGCTTTTCGCTTGCCCCGCGGTGGGCACGACGCCGAAGGTCGCGACCTGCGCGGATCCGCGGTTGGATGCCTTGGCGCTCGCCTGCGCCGTCGTGAAGGACGCGGACTCGGCTGTACCGACGGAACGCGACGTCGACGCGGCCGGTGCCGCGATGAGCGTGGCCGTTGCTGCGAACCCTACGGCGCGCCCGAGTGCCCCCGCGCTGATGACCGTGGCGTTCGTCGCGACGGCAAACGGACGAAGCAGGCCGTGACCAATGAACTCGATCGGGGGCTTTACGTCCCGAACAGTTCGGCGTTGATGACGCAGAGGCCGTGGTCCACGCGTGCGCCCAATAGTCGGCGCCGCGTCGGCTACCTCGTTGAAGGTCGTGAGGAAGGTGATCGCCTCCGTCGTCCCGGCAGCTCCCGACGTCATCGACGTGGAATAGGTGCCAGTGGAGCTGACGAACCTGTGCGAGGTGACGCCAGTGATCTTCGACGTGTCGGGCTGCGGCGTGTCCTCGGTGAACGAGTTGCCGTGGGCGTACGTTTCGGTACCGGTGTTCGAGAGCGTCCAACACGCCGCGAGCAGCAATTCGACAGCAAAGGCCGTCGTCGCGCTGTTTGAGAGGTACGGAGTGGCGTCCGAATGCGTATCGTCGAGCGCGGCTGGCGTCTGATCGATCGCGGGAGTCGTTCCGGTCCCCGACAGATGCTCGCGGGGGAACATCGTGACTAGGTCGTTCGCGTTCGTGAATGCCGCGGTGACGACGACCGAGCTTCCGCCGGAGCCGCCGATCTTATAATAGCGGGCGGTCCTGAAATTCGCGAGGCCGGCGAACGTAACGACAGAGCCGATGATGTTGTACGTGTCGCCCGCGCTATCCGTCACAGAGAGAGGGGCCGCGTCGGCCCCGGACGGCCTGAACCAGCCGAGTTCGACCGTCTTTACGCTCCGAGGTCCGCCGGTGTACGCGCGGCCCGCCGAAACGGGACTCAGGTCGACGCCGGTTACGGTTTGGGTAAACGCCACTAGGGCGCCTTTCCGCGCGCGAGCACGGCGTCGAAGATGATCTCTTCACGTCGACGCTCAGCCGGCGGAAGCGCGCGGAATGGGACTAGGTGCGTGTGCTCACGCTTTTCCGAATCCGAGACCTGTCCGTGCTTCCAGCCCTCAGCCGACTGTTTTGCACGCCAGGCCTCGTGCAGATCCCCAAGCTTTTCGCCGCCGTCGAGAATGGCGCGTACGCGGGCGCGCATTTTCAACTTCTGAAACGCCGAGGCGTCGTCCCAAGGTGGATAGACTTCGGCGCCTCGAGCGGCCGCGTCTGCGCGAACCGCCTCGTACGCTGCGCGGGCGGACTCCTCGAGCGCGATCGGGTCGGTTGCCATCAAATGCCTCGCATCTCGACCGCTGCGATCGCGTAGTCGGCCATGTCCGGTGATCCGTTAGAGTTCTTGAAGCCGCCGAACCCGGGCGCGCCACTAGCGATCGGCCCGTTCTTCGTAACGTCGGTGTCGATGTGACTCCCGACGAGTTCCCAGCCGGCCCCAGCACCGTGATCGACGTGCACAGTCAGCGTAAAGCCGACGATGCGTAGTCGTATGCGGTCGCCGTTGTTGACGCCGCCCGGAATTCCCCCGAGTTGCGCCAGCTCGGTGTAGTCGTCGAGATCGTTGCCGGTACCCTCGGCGCGCACGATCGTCGAGTAGGCGTTGTCCTGCGCAAGGTTGTATTCGTAGTATCTGCCATTGATGCTGCCACGAACTATGCACTCGACTTCTTGAAAGTCGTGCGGCGACAGCTTCGCGATCGTGATGATGACTTCTTGATTGGCAGGCCAATTGCCGTACCTGATCCAGATTGAGTCATCGTAACCAGTCGAACTCCCATTCGTGGGGCCCGGATTCTCGAGCCCGATCGCATTGCCGTTCGCGAGCCGAAAGCCCGTGCGATCGGCTGGAACAATCCAGTTTCCGTCGTCGATGCCCGGGTTTTGTGTAAGCCCGGTGAAGCTCGCCGCGTAGAACGCTAGTGCGCTGGCGAGTCGCCTGTGCGGTCGGAGGATGCGTGCTTGGGCTAGACGCATGCCCGCCCCGCGCTCTTAGAACTGAGTCTGCGTGAGCTGGTAGTCGTAGAGCTGCACGCCGTTTCCGGACTGCGAATTGGAGAAACCGGCCCACACCTCTGCGGCTTGCTGAGCCGTGGAGTCGAACCCGGTACCGACCGCCGGCGCCGTCGTGGGGACCTGGATCGTCTGATCCGTGTTGGTGAGGTGAATGCCACCGAACTCACCCATCCCCAGAAACTTCGCCGTAGTCGTAGGCCCGATAGAATCCACGCGAAGCGTCCCCTTCAGGGTGAACGGAAGCAGCGTGCGTGCGCTCGCGTTGAATGCAAGATTGCCGGTCGTGTAGGCGATGACGCTGCCCATCATGAACTGGAAAAACACGTTGCCAGGCGAACTCGCAACGTTGCTCAGGCCGCCCTTGATGTAGAATTCGAAGGCGACGCCGACGCGGAAAGTGTTGGGCGGAAAAGTGAAGACGTCTTCGTCGTTGATGATCCGCTTCGCAGTGGTGAACGTGTTGAATAGCGCCCCGGCTCGCTGCTGTCGTACGAGGACCTCGGGAAGCACGATTGCGCCTGCCATGATTGAGCCTTTCGTTCGGGTCGCGCCTTACGGCGTACCGATGCCTGCCGCGTCGAACGTTATCGTCACGCCGTTGCCCGTTGCGGTGAGCGGCAGCCCGTTGTTGAGCGTCGGCGCGTCGCCGGTGTGGCCGGCCGCGATGGCGCCGGAGATCGCGTTGACCGCGAGCGTTCGTGCGCCCGCGCTCGCCTGGGAACTGAGCGTTGCTGTGATGCCGTTCGAGAAGATGATCGCCTGACCGCTAGCGATCGTGCCTTCGATTGGCTCGACGACCAGAGTGGTGGCCGATGATGCCGCGTCGGCCGCCATGATGACCTGGCAACGCCCGTCGTTGAAAAACAGGTTCTTGCCCGCGGCCTCGTAGACGACCCACGCGTGCACGTCGCCTGAGAAGGCCGCGAACGTCGGATCCGCTGCGTCCACGGCGCCCGTTGCGGCAGCGACCGTCTTCGAGCCGAGCGCCACCGGCGTACCGACCGAGCAGCCGTCGATGTCCGCGAAGTCGTCGCCGAGCGTGAGGTTGATCACGCAGCCGCCCGACGTGTACGCGCCGTTGCCGGTCGAGTTGAGGGCGGTCGAGCGCGTCGCCGTCGTGAGCTCGAACGTGTTGGTCGTCTGGTTCGCGACCTTCCACGTGCCGTTCGCGGCCGTGTTGCCGCCGACGCCGCGGATGACGACGATGTCGCCGTTTGCGAAGCCGTGCGCCGTGCAGGTCACGACGATCGGCGTCGCGTTGGTCGCGCCCGTGATGGCCTTGACCGCTAGATCGGTCGGAGAACCATCGAGGTCGAGCAACGCGATGTTCATCGTGTCGGTGTCGAAATCGATGGTGCCGTTCGCGAGGGAGGCGATGCCAGGTGGGAAAAATCGGAGTGACATGAATGGGCCTATCCTTTCCGGCTCAGGGCCGGGGTGGTTCGGTCGTTTCTTCGCGGTGCGCTAGCGCCGCGCTTTTTCGGTCGGTGCGCTTCGCCGTCGCTCGACCCACTCGTCGGCTTTCGCCTGGTCGAGCACGCCCTCGCTCACGAGCAGCTCGACGAGCTCGGCGGCTTCAGACTTCGGGGGCTGGGGCGTCGGCTCGGGCCTCGTGAACGTCACGCCGTCGTACGCGTCGCCGGGGCTCGCGACGTCGGAACGAACGGCGAAGCATCCCGGATCGGGCTTCCACTTCGTCTCGTCGCCGTCCCACTCGCAGACGTTGAGGACGTGCCCGGTGCTCTGTTCGATGATTGCGTGTCTTGCCATCAGCCGTACCAGTACATGCGGGCTTCGCCGCGTGCAGGAGTGCCAGAGTCACCACCGTTCGTCAGACCTCCCCCGCCGGCGCCGGCGCTCCCGCCGGGGACGAAACCGTCGCCGCCCTTGCCACCTTTGCCCGCCGAGTTCCCGCCGCCGCCACCTGCACCCGTCGCAGAACCGTTCGAACCCAGGACGCCATTGCCACCAGCGCTGCCGCCGGCCGCACCGCCGGAGACGCCGCCCGCCAGCAAGCCGAGCGTGCCGCCCGACCAGCCGCCATCACCACCCGCGGAAGCGACGTTGCCCGACGTCACGCCACCGCCAGATGCACTCCCACCGCAACCCATCCCGGAGATGCCGCCGTGTTTCCCGGCGCCACCCGTTGCGTCGACGCCCCCGCCGGATCCACCGCCCCAGGCTGCCGGCGTCCCGTCCAATGCCAGGGGGCCGCTAGCGCCGCCGTAGCCCGAGTTCGACAGACCAGCCGCCGCACCGCCGGGCTCACCGCCCCCCGACGCGCTTGTGCTGCCGATCGCACCCGGTCCCAACATGCCGCCGCCGCCGCCACCGGAGCGCGTCGTACCGCTTGAACCCCCGATGCCCGCGCCACCCGGATAGGCACTGAGCCGAGCAAAGTTTCCGCCGGGGCCGTAGTGCGTGGCGCCTCCGGGCGTGCCGTTGGTGCCATCGGCCGAGGAGCCACCCTTCCCAGCAGTACCGGCGGCGCCGACCGTCACTGGGCTCGACGAGGGCAGCTCGCTTGCAGGACCCGAGAATCGCTGGCGTGCACCGCCGGCGGCGGCCGTGCCGCCTGGTCGAACCGTGTTGGTCGCGCCGCCGCGGCCGCCGCCCGAGCCCGAGCCGCCTGGCCAGAGGTCGATGACGTACCAAAGAGCGCCCGCGGGCTTGTTCGACGTGCCGCTCGATGTGAACGTTTCGGTGAGGAGCAGCGTAGCGGTCGAAAGGCTCGGAGGCGCGAGTGTCAGCGTGCCCGTAGTGTCGGCGGTGCCGACGCCGCCGAAGCCGCTGAAACGCTCGCTTCGCGCGTTGGCGTCCACGCGCACTTGGGTCGGCGTGCCGTTCGTGCCGAGACCGCTCACGACGCGCGGCACCATCCCCGCGACGATCCCGCGCACCGGCTGCCCCGGCTGCGCCGACTCGATGGCGATGCCGAGGGCCGCGCCGGCGGCCGTCATCGCGGCCGAGACGGCTTTCGTCACCGTGCCACCGCTCGTGTCGGTCTGAGCTACGCAAAACCAGTCACCGACCTGCAGCGCCGCGCTCGAGGCGTCGAGCGTGAAGCCCGCGACGACGATGTTCTGCCGCAGGAGGTAGTCGTCGAGCCACGTCATGGCGTCACCCGCATCGTGAGCTGCGCGAGTTTCAGCCCCGTCTGAGCATTCGCGCCGGCCTCGCCCTTGAACGAGATGTAATAGGGCCAGTCGGCGAGGTTGCCGCCGGTGACGGGGCAGACGATCGAATGAATGTCGTCGTACGCGGAAAACGTCGCGCTCGCGTCGGCGACGGCGGCGCCGGTGCCCGTGACTCCGAACGAGGTCGTGCCCGTGACCTTGCGCAGCTCGAGCGTGGGCTTCGTTGCCGGCAGCGCGGAGTGCCCGCTACCTTCGAGCCAGGCTGTCACCTCTGTAATCGTTCCATTGACCGGCAGCGGGCAGACCGGCATCAGAAGCTCGCCAGCGTCTGTAATGCTCGACTGCGTCCACCATGGCCCCGCCGACTGCGGCGGCGTGAACCGGGAGTTCGTGTTGAGGACCGGGATGATGGGCACCTCGAAGAGCACCGAGCCTTCGATACCGGCGACGCGCTCCGCGATGCGAGCGAGGCGGTTCGCGAACTTCTGCAGGTGGCCGAACATCGCGGCGCTCGTGCGCGGATCGCCGCCCGCGGGTCCCGTGAGAGTCGGCCAGCCCGCGACTGGGGTGATGTTCGACGGCAAGGGTTAGCCTCCGTCCCAGACCGAGATGTACATGGCGTGGGTGTTCCAATTCGCGGGGTCGCCCCACGTGCCGTCGGGCAAGTCGGCGTTCCACAGGGTGTTGTCGAAGATCACGATGATGAACTCTCCCTTGACGTGCACGGGCTTAAAGCGGCGCGGGATGCCGCGGAGCGTCGCGACTTCCTCGACCGTCATGTTTTCGGCGTCCCAGACGCCGCCGTCGTCCCAGACGGGCGGGCCGTACGGTTCGTCCTCGTCCTCGAGCCCGTCGTCGATCCAATGGTGCGGCTGCGGAATTGTGATCCAAAACCGCGACCACTTCGCGGCGACGCCGTCCCAGTTCCAGTCGACGTTTTCCTTCAGCTCGGCGAGCGCCTGAAAGCCGAGGTACTGCGAGAGCAGTCCGAGCTCGGTGCCCGCTTGCGGCCAGTCGTCCCAGCGTTTCACGAGCCGAGCTCGGTGGGACGCCGGCGTCTCGTTCGGGTAGCGCGGAAGCGACGAGTCGCGGCCCGCGCGCGGGAGCGCGTCGTCGGGCCCGATGTAGAGCGAGCGCGCCTTCACGCCCTCGACGACGCCCTGAATCAAGCCGTCGGCCATGAGCGCCATCGCCCCGATGAAGCGCGGCGCGACGCCGAGCTTCTTCTTGAACCAGGTCGGGAGGCGGCTCTCGATCCACTCCCTGTTCGTGAGCGTCGCCATCAGAACGTCTGAAGCAGCGGCGTACTGAAGGTGGGCACGGCGACCTGCGAGTTCGTCATCGTGAGGTCAGAAGCCGGGCCGGTGAGGTCAACGACCTTCACGCCGGGCAGCGCCTGGATGGCCTTCTCGATCTGATCCTTGAAAAGCCGCGCAGGGTCGAGGGCGGGAATGCGGTCGCCGCCGATGTCGAGCGTCCGGAAGAACGCGCTCACCGCATCCTGAATCACCGCGTTCGTGAGGCCGCTCGCCGCCGAGGCGTACACCGTGCCGGTGATCGGGACCGCGAGCGACGTCGCCGAGAGCGTCGTGATGACCGAGCTGATGGGGCGCTTCGGCTGGATGTACGTGTTCACGTTGGTGACGATGCCGGCGGCGACCGGCCCCGAAGGCCCGGCGAGGTACACGCGCGCCGTCCCCGGCCCGTCGGGGTTCTGGTCGTCCACGTAGACGCGCGTCACGCTCGACGAAACGGTGAGCGCCCAGAACTTGTACGCGTCCGCGGGCGTCTGAATCGCGAGCGTCGCCCATCGCAGCCGACACCGGTCGCGCAGGAACGGATCGCTCTCTTCATCGACGCCCTCGATGGTGCGCCACGTGCCCCCGCCGATGTCCGGGTTTGCGATCGCGACGCCGGGCAGCGGCGTGTGCAGCGTCGTGAGCGTGCCGACGGGGACGTTCCACGCGGCGCCGGGACTCTCCGCTTTCCAGGTGAGCTGGAGCGTGCTCGGCCCGGCTGATAGCGTGCCGCCGGTCGTGTTCGTGAAGCGTCGAAGACCGTCGCCGGCGGTGAGCTGTCCCGCTGAGATGGTGTGCGGGCCGGCGCCCGAGGCGCACGTGAGCGTCGCCTTCCCCTCGGTGAAGACGGCCGCTTTGCGATCGACTTGGAAGAAGCCCTTCGCCAGAAGCGTGAGCCAGTCGCCGGCGGCGTCGTCGAGGTATCCGCCCTTCGCGACGTTCTGCACGGTGAGCCGCACGTCGGTGAAGAGGTCGGCGACGACGTCGACGAACTTCAGCGCGGGGTTCCCCGACTGCCACGCGTTGACGGGCAGGCCGAGCCCCTTCAGAAGCGAGAAGATGGTGTTCTTCGCCTGGTCCTTAGTGACGAGCGTGACGAGGTCGGCGAGCGCGATGGTCATGCCGCCTCGAGCACTTCGACCGTGACTTGGTCGATCGTGAGGATCAGCGTGAACGGCCCGACGTCATCGGTGACGCGGAGCTCGAACACGACGCGGCTCGCGGATTCGGTGAACGTGAGCCGCGCGGTCGCGGCCTTCACGCGCTCGTCCTTGAAGCATTCCTCCTCGCAGCCGCTCTGAAGCTGGAAGAGCTCGAGCTTGCCGACCGATTCGTTCAGCCACTCGCGGAGGTCGAAGCCGTAGGTCTCGTCCTCGACGAGGGAGCCGCGCCGCGTGATGAAGCGACGCGCGAGGGCCTCGATGAGACACGTCCGCTGCGAGACGAGCGTGAACATCTCGTCGAGGTCGTCGATGCAGTGGAGCTCGGTGCCGAGGTCGGTCATTCCACCTTGAACTTTTGCGCGGCGACGCTGGTTGGCGTGGGAGGCGGCGCGGCGGGTGTTCCCGAAGTGCCGCCTCCCACGGTCACGCCCGTGTGCACGTGCGTGCCTAGCCAGTTGACGAGGCTCTCGAAGAAGTCGTCCACGAGCGGAGCGAGCGCGACGGGGCTTGGCGACGCGCCAACCTCGACCATGGTGAGAGTCGTGCTCGACGACCAGAGCGCGGCGTACGGCGCGCGCGGATCTCGTCCCTCGAAGCCGAACAGCACTCGTTCGCCGTTCGGGACCGTCACCTTCGTTCCCGGAAGACCGTTGCGGATCGGCACCTTCGAGAGCCCGGGGAAGCTCGGGTCATCCGGGACGAGCTCGAGCGTGTTGTCGAGGTTCTGACCGACGACCTTCGCGGGGCGCAGCACGTCGAAGTCGGTCGGGGCTACGATGCGCCGTACGAGCGCCTCGAGCGCCTGGCGCAGCCGTCCGGCGGACGACGCGCCGGACGTGAAGAGCGCCTCGGTGCGGAGCTCGTCGGCCGTCAGCCGGTGCGTCACGTGCTCGACGTGGCGACCGAGGAAGGTGACGCCAGGCCGAAGCTCGAGCTTCTGCGGCGCGATGACGACGTGGGCGTCGCTCGAGAGCTCGTCGAGCAGCTCGTGCTCGACCTGTTGCTCGGGCCACGTCTCGGTGCCGACCCACAAGGTGCCGTCCTCGAGGTGACGCCAGGTGGCACCGACGGCGTCGATGAGCTGCCCGAGGGCGTGGTGAGCGGGCTTGCCCCCCGTGCGCGTCCAGCGCTGAAGCTGGCGGCCGAGGATGGCGGCGTCCGATGTCGCGGAAAGGGTCTCGGCCGTTGCGCTCAGGATCTCGCCGAGTGGCAGTGAGAGCGGAACGTCGTCGTAGAACTTGGCGGGGAGCTCCTCGTGAAGGCGCCCAGAGCCCCCGACCACGATGGCCCCGACGCGCCCTTGGAAGGCTCCGGACTGCTTCGCCGTACCCTTGAGGATGACACCATCGAGATCAAGCGTTACCGCCCCGGAGAGGGCCTCCTCGCCGTCGCAAGACACCTCTGCCGTCCAGCGCCCCACACGAGGCCGCCAGAGCGTCGCCTCGAGCAGGGTAAGGCCGTTGGCGGTGGGCATGTGTTACCTTTCGTGCGCGATGCGGAGAGCATGGGTGCTCCTCGGCTTGGCCGGGCTGGTTTTGGTGGCGTGTGCCGGCTCCTCGGTGGAGGAGCCCTCACAAGAGACCCACCTCGACGCCTGCGGGTGGCAGCTCGCGGGCGCCATGCGCAATGACCGCACCGACGAGAGCGTACGGCTCTGCGAGACGTGTGAACAGGTGCGATCGATCGACCCGCGCGTGATGCTCCGCTCCGCGGCTTGGGATGCGATTAGCCCGGCATGCTCGCTCGACGCGGTTAGCTGTGCGTCCCTTGGATGCGAGACGAATCCGCTAGTCGCGGGTCAGAGTGCCGAGGTGTGGACGTCGCCAGAGTTCGTGGGCGACTGGCATGCAGCCGTCACCGTCGAGGAGTGCCCACGCTACCCCGACGATGCGGTGCCGGCGCTCTGCTACCTGAGCCCTTACAAGTGAGCGGAGCGGAGACTATCCGAACGACGAGCTCTTGCTCGGCGCGCCGGGCGGCGGGTAGGTCGCGCTCGGCGGGTTTCGAAAGGGAGCGGGCACGCCCCACGGCGGGGAGTCGCTGACGACCGGCGGCACCGCGGTCGCGGGCTTTTTCACGGGCTTCGGCTTCGGCACCCACTCGAGCGCTGAGAGCTTGATGGTGCCGATGCCCTCGTCGATCTTCGGAAAGCCGATGCGCGTGAAGAAGATCGCCTTGATGCCAGCGAACGCGAGCGTCGGGTGCGACGCCTCGAGCGGCGCGGGGTACGCGTCGGGCTTCCTCGGCTGAATCAGCGGCATCATCTCCTGGAACGCGTCCCACTGCGCCGGCGTCCAGATCAACAGATCCCACTCGGGCTTGCACGGGTCATCGCCGTGGAACGCGATGGTCGCGGCCTTCGCGCCGAGCGGCTTCTTTACGTCGACCGAGCGCTCGATGGCGCCGTCCGGCGGAAACACGAGGCCGGGCAGGCGCTGTCCCGCGACGGTGAGGATGTTCCAGGGGTTCGCGTGCGCGGAGAGGTCGTCGAGGAGCGCGAGGACCTCGGCGGGTCCGTCGTCCCAGAAAGGGATCGCGCCCATCGCTACGCCCCGAGCTCGGCGGCGAAGCGCTCGAGCTCGTCGATGACGCCGCCCTTCGTCTTGTCGCCGACGTGCCGGCCCGTCTCCTTCGGGTCCTTGGCGCCGTTGACGGTGTTGTTCACGTTGACGTTCATGTTCGCGCTCCCACCGAGGCCGCGCGGGCTCGCTTGCGGCGCGGCGATGCGGATCGGGTCTTCGACCGGCGGCGGCGCGCGCACCGCGCCGAGCTCGCCCATGGCCTTCTGCGCGGCTGGGATCATGCTTTCGACGCCGCCGACGAGGCCGGCGCCCGCCATCTGCCCCATCCAGTCGGTCTCCTTGGACGGCGACCCGAGGCGAAGAATGTGCGCGAGCTCGATGAGCGTGTTCGACCCGAGGCCCGCGACCGCCGCCTGCACGCGCGCGACGCCGGCGTTCAGGCCGTTCACGAGGCCATCGATGAAGTTCACCGCGCCGTCGTGCGCCATCGTGCCGAGGCCCTTCAGGAAGTTGTCGATGTCGGTCTTCAGCCCGAACAGCCACGCGTTCACGGCGATGCCGGCGGCGATGAGCGCGCCGACGGCCGCGGCGACGGCGAGGAAGTCGACGACCATGAGACCGAGCGCGTGCCCGACCTCGCGCGCGAGCTCCCCCATCTTCTGCATGTCCGCTTCGCTCTTCCCCCCGAAGGCTTGCTGAATCACGACGGCGATCTGCTCGAGCGCCTTGAACCCCTCGCCCATGCCGTCGCCCATTCCCCCGAGGAGCTGCTTCACGATCGGCCAGGCGTCGCGCGCCGTTTCGAGGACCGCGCGGATCGCGTGCGCGACGTCCATCATCACCGCTTGCGACGTGTCGCCGGTGAGCCCCGCGAATACGTCGTTCAGGATGGGCTTCAGCTCGAGCACGCCGTCGACAATCTCGCCGAGGGCCTTGCCCGCCGTCGCGAGGAACTGCTTGAACGAATCGCTCTGAAGCCCCTTGAAGACGTCGTCGAGGAGCGGCTTCAGGCGGAGGAGGGCCGGCGTGAGTTCCTTCCCCACGTCGTCGAGCAGGATGCCGCCGAGGTTCGCGATGCGGTCGCTCATGCCCGAGATGGTCGAGTCCGCGAAGCGCTTGCCCGCGTCGCCGGCGACGGCCGCGCCGGTCTTCTTTCCGATCGCCTTGTCGATCGCGTCGAGCGCCATGTCGGCGGAGATTTTTCCCGCCGACTTCAGCTTGTCGACCTCCTCGACGGTTTTGCCGGTCGCCTTCGCGAGCTCTTGCATCACGAGCTGCACCGAGACGCCGGCGTCCGCGAGCTGCAGGAGCTCGTCGCCCTGCAGGTGCCCCGTCGCTTTGATCTGAGTGATGGCGAGGAGCGCGCGCCCCGTCTGGTCGGCGTCGGCGCCGACGGCGCGGAGATCCTGCATGCGCTTGAAGAACGTCTCGGCTGAGGCCTCCGAGAACTGCATCGCGGCGAGCTTCTGAAAGCTCTTCACCGTGTCGTTCAGCGGCGTGCCGAGCTCGAGCGCGATGTCCTTGATGTGCTCGAACTGCGCCGCGCCGTTCTCGCCGTGGCGGAGCAGCGAGAGCGCGAGCTCGCTCTTTTCGCGGAACGTCGCCGCGCCGATGGCGGCCTGCCCGAATTGGAGCGCGGCCTGCCCCGCGAACACCGCGACGGCCGCGGCCATCTGAGCCGCGCCGGCGATGACTTTCGTGGCGACGCCGCCGATGGTGCTGCCCATCGCGACGGCACCGACGCCGACCCCCTGGAAGCTCTCGCCGACGCCGCCCATGTGCTGACCGCTCGCGCGGTCGAGCTGCTTCAGGTCGCGCTCGAGCCGCTCGAGCTCGCGATGGATCTTCCCTGCGGGACTGCTCGCCTCGTCGACGAGCTCGAAGCCGAACTCGAGATCATCGTCTGCCACGTCGGGGCGTTCGCTTCCTCGTCTTTTTGGGGTCCAGAGCCGAGATCACGAGCAGGTAGACCTCGGCCTCGAGAAGCGCTCCGACGAGGGCGAGGTCTGAGTCCTCGCCACGCCGAAACGCAGAAAGCGCGCGAGCCGCCTGCCAGAGGTCGGTCTTCGCGCGCTTCCTCCCCGCTACAATTTTTTTCGCTTTGCCTTCGTCGATTGCCCCGCCATCGCCTGCAGCTCAATCGAGAGCTTGGTGATGTACCCGGGCTTCTGCTCGAGGAGCTTCCGCAGGTCGGAAGGCTCGGGCCACACGACGCACGGCGTGACGAAGTTCGTCATCGCGGCCGAGCGCGCGACGTCGGTCCCCTGGCTCTCGTCGATGAACCGCAGGAATTCGGCGTACGCCGGCGGGCGCAGCACGAACTCGTCATCGTCGAGCTCGACGAGCTCGATGCCGGCCCCGTGTTTCGCCTTCAGCTCTTGGATCTTCGCTTCGTTGTCGCTGATCTTCACGTAGACCTCCCGGTCTCAAAAAGCGGGGCCGTGCCCCGCGGTGGTTTTTACGCCGCCGGCTGCGAGGCGATACTCTTGCCGCCGATGAGGACGTCCATCGGATCGAGGTCGCAATCGACCTCGATCGCGTCCTCGCCCTCCTCGCCGCTGACTTCGTACTTCGTCATGCGAGCCCCGACGATGGTGTCGGTCTGCGTCGGCTGCCCCGTGTCCGCGTAGGAGAGCTTCACGTCGAAGGGCTTCTCGCCGAAGCCGTCGCCGAGCTCGGCGACGAGCGCGTCGAACTCGGCTTTGTAGAAGACGACGCTCGCGCTCGGGTCCTGGATGCCGCGCGTGCGTCCCTGCTTCTTCACGCTGTTGCCGCGGACGACGCCGACCGAGAGCTCGTCGCCGTAGGTGATCGACTTGATCGCCCGGGTGATGTTCTTGCCGAAGGAGCCTTCGACGCTCGCCCACTGGTAGCGGTGGCCGTTGATGTCGGGGTAGTTCATCGGGTGCTCCTGTTCACGCGGCGAGGATGGCGGCGCTGGGCGCCTCGAAGCCGAGGGTCACGCGGATGTCCTCGAGGTACCCGCGCCGGCGCACGCGCACGTCCACCTGGATGCGCCCCGTGGACGAGACGTTGATGGTGCGATCGATCGTGGCCGTCGCGCGCACGACGTTCTGGGTCGAGACCATGTTATCGAACAGGGCGCGCGCGACCGTGGTCTCGATGCGCTGCGCGTCCTTCTCGTCGATCGTGCCGTCGGCCTTCGCGCGAACGCTCTCGTTCAGCTCCTGCACCATCACGAAGCGCGTCACGCGGCACGCCTTGTTGATGACCATGCGGTCGTGCCAGGTGCCGAAGTCGGAGCCGAGCGCGGCCATCATCCGGCCGCGGGTGATGAAGAACCCCGGCTGCCCGATGATCGTGCGGAGCGTCGTGAAGCGCGCCGCGTCGAGCGCCGGCGTGGCGTACTCGTCCCGGTAGAGCCGGGTGATGCCGGGGATCGCGCCGTCGCGCACGCGCCCGAGGTGCGTCGCGATGCCGACCGTGGCCTTGCGAGCGACCTTGCCCGCGCGAGCGGAGACGACCCAAGCACCTGGCCGCTTGTAGATGCGCCCCGAGACGCTCGAGATGGCCTCGGTGTAGCCCGCCGTCACGTTGACGAGCGGAGCCGCGACCGAAGCGAAGGCCGTAAGGAGGTTCGCGTCCGTGTCGTCCGCCGCCTCGATGAGGCCCTGCACGTAGCGGAAGTTCACGGCGGCGGCTTCGAGGTGGACCTCGAGCGCGGCGGCCATCGCGGCCGTGTCGGCCGCGGCCGTGCCCTTGCCGACGACGTGCACGAACACCCACTCTTGCGGCAGGGCGAGGAGCGCCGTCATCGCGGTGTTCAGGTTCGTCGTCGTGAAGTAGGGCGCGGTGCAGGTGAACGTGTACGTCGTGCCGAGCACGTAGGTGCCCGCTGCGAAGTTCAGCGTCACGCCGCTCCGCGGCATGAGGTACGTCGAAGCCGTCGCGATGACGGGCGAGAACGTGTCGCCGCCATCGAGCGAGAACTGGAACGTCGAGACGCCGACGGCGCCGCCGAGGACGATGCGCACGATCCCCTCGAACGCGTCGAGGGGCGTGCCGGTGAGCGTCACGACCGGGCCGCTGCCGACCTGGGTCACGGCGCTGTTCGAGCCTGCGGTGCCCGCCGTCATCGGCATGGCATACACGGGCCCACCGGCGACCTGCAGATCGTGGCACGTGGACTCGACGAGCGGGCCGTCGCCGAGCTGCGTCACCACGTCCTGCGGGCGCTGGAAGCTATAGAGCGTGTTCGGCGTGCCGAGCGACGAGACGCCGAGCTTCACGCGGATGCCGTCGATGTTGTCGGGGGCGATGCCGAGGGCGCCGTCGACGACTTCTTGGAGTACTTCGGGGAGTGCCATCAGTGCCTCACTGGAACTTCAGGTTTTCGACGTGTGCGACGAGCAGCTCGTAGTGCTCGCGCGAGAGCTTTCGGCCTTCGCCGAGGCGGAAGTACGCCTTCACAGCGGCGAGGGTCGCCGGGTGCGTGCCGAGCTCGGCGGCGTGTTCTTCGATCGTCGGCGCGTCCGCGGGCGCGGGGATCGGATCGGGCAGCGTGCCGAGCACGGCCGCTTTCGGCGGCGAGGGCGGCTCGGTCGGGGGTACGTCCGGAAAGTCTTCGAAGCTCGGGTCGTTTCTCTTGCCCATGGTTCCTTTCAGGAGCTGCAGCCGGTCTCGGCGCTGCCCTCCAGGGTGGTTGTGTGGCCGACCGTCGTGACGACCGTCGAGGGCGCGGTCGCATCGGTGATCGGGATCGCCAAGTTCACGCGGAGCTGCCACGCGTGGCCCTCGAGCTGGTTCGCGGCGAGGTCGCCCTCGGTGAGCGGCACGTGGCCCGCGAATTGGAACGAGCCGTGCGCGGCGAGGTAGACGGCGCGACGGACCTGCATGAGCAGCTCCCACGCGGCGTCGAAGTCCGAGGCCCACACCTGCAGGTTCATGCGCTGCACCACGGTGCCGAGGCTCCGCGGGTTCCCCCCGATGTTCTTCACGGCGGGTCCCTCGGCGCCCTCGCCCGGCTCCCACGCGACGCGCGGGGGCTTCGAGTGCGAGTCGCGCTCGAGCCGCCCGAACGGCATCGGAATGCCCTCGGGGAACTGCGCCGCATACGAAGCATCGACGATGGCCTTCACGTCGTCGCGGATGCGCGTGAGCGTGCTCGCCACGTTAGTGCCCGAAGTGCGCGCGGATGACTTCGGCCGCGGTCTTGTGAAAGCCTCGAGCCCAGTCCCGCGGCATGCGCTTCGCGCGCGGCACCATCATGCGCCGCGGCAGGCGGGGGTTTCCGCGTTGGTGGAACGCGGCGTACTGCACGGCCGAGCCGATACGGAAGCCGCTCGCCGTGATCTCGCGGACGGTGAAACTGTTCCGGAGGCGCCCGGTGTCCTGCAGGATGCGGCCGGTCCGGCGCTTCAGGCCTGCCCACGCGGAGCCGTAGGGGTCGGTCTCGGCGCGGAAGCCGTCGGCGATGAGCGTCAGCGCCTCGTGGGCGAGCTGCCGGCTCACCTCGCGGTGAAGCTTCTTGCTCTTCACGGCGGCGAGCTGGCGCTTGATGCGCGCGAGCTTCTCGAAGTCTCCCGTGACGGCCATCAGTCGTCCTCGCTCGTTTCCTCGCGCCAGCCGCGCGAGGGGTAGCTCGCGATGCGCGGCGCCGAGCCACGCTTCAGCGGCGTCGAATCGACGATGCCGGGCGGCGAGACCGAGCCCGAGCTCACACGCACGAGCCACTTGACCGCGTTGTCGCGCTCGAGCAGCACGACCTCGTCGGAGCCTTGGGGCTGGAACCCCTTCTGCTTCAGGACCTCGTAGCCGGCGACATGGCCGACCTTGCGCCGGAAGTCGCTCGGCCACTGCAGGAGCGGGAGCGTGTAGCGGCTCGCGAGGTAGCCGTCCGCCTCGTCGCTCGCCGCGATGCAGGCGCGCGCCTTCACGTCTTGCGAGACGTTTTCGAGCGCCTTCGTCGTGAGCGAGGAGCCCGCGAGGTCCTGGGGTGTCACGTAGATGACGTGACCGAGGCCCCGCAGATCGAACTGCCAGGGCCCGGTGACGATGGTCCACGCGGCGCGCACGAAGCGTCCCGTCGCCGCGAAGGCGAGCTCGGCGCGCCCCGGCGCGGTGAACGCTGGGAACGCGCCCTGCGAGCGCCAGGGCCCGCTCGAGCTCGGCGCGGTCTCGAGCGTGACCACGAGCGAGCCCGTTCCCGAGAGAACCTCGAGGACGAGCTCGCACGCGTTCCGCAGCTCTCCGAGGTCGGAGGCCGCGGCTTGCCCGCTCCCCGCCTCCGCAGCACTCGCGTGCAGGGTGACGGCGATCGGATTCGGCACGATGGCTCAGGCGATCGCGCGGGCCATGAGGAACCACGGGCCGTAGCCCGCGACGCCTCGTCCGTCCGTGCCCCAGACGAATTGACGTTGATTGAAGACGTTGTCGTCGGTGGGGGTCGTCTTCGAGACGAGCTGCACGGGCTTGCGGAGCTGGAAGATGAGCGGCTTGATGGGCGCGCCCACGTCCGCGACGTACCAGGTCGTGCCCTGGTTCGCGAGCTCGGGCACGACGAGAACCTTCGCTTGCCCTTGCTGCACGTTGCTCTGACCGCTCGAGCCGAACGCCGCCGTGACGATGGTGTTCGCCGTGTCCTCGAGCTGCGGGGGCACGACGAGCAGGAAGCCACCTTCACCCACGCCGAGCGGTTCGCCGTCCTCTCCGGTGAAGCCGCGCATCGCAGCGCGGACGACTCCGAAGTTCGTGGCGGAGAGCGCCGTCGTCGTGAAGTTGTTGGTCTGGTTACCCGCGGGGTTCAGCGGATGCGTGGCACCGAAGAACGCGACGCCGTCGAACCCGAGGTTGGTCGTGCCCGCCTGGAGGGCGGTCTTCAAGAGCTGGTCTGGCCACTTCCGAGAAGTGCGGCCGAGCTCCTGAACGATGGGCGTGTAGACGCCGAGGTTGTCGTCATCGATGTCGTCGCGATCGACGCCCACGGTCGCCTCGTACGGCTCGTTCTCGAGCAGGTACGCGTGCGTTCCGAGGTTCTGGATGAGGCGGGGTCCGTCCCACTTCCGCATCTTCAGCAGGCGCTTCATCCACCCGTAGGTGTTGGTGCGCGTGCTCGAAGGCACGGTCATGGCGACTTTGTTGCCCCACTCGGGGGACTCGCGCCAGGCCGTGTCGAAAAGCTTCTGGAACGAGGTGTTGAGAGCCTTGATGGCCGGAACGTTGATCAGCATTGCAAGCATTGCAGTGGTCCTCTCAGGCTCAGGTGAGCGGGAATCCGGTTGCGACCCAGACGCCGTCCGAGTCCACGCCGTAGATGGTGCCGGCGCGGCTGCGCGTGCTCGAGGCGCTGGTGAGCGCGACGGTTTGGTCGTCGACGATGAAGCAGTCCTTGCCGATGTCGTCGTCGAGGATGGCGTCGCCGGCGGCGCTGTTCAGCCACTTGAAGATGCCCGAGCGGGCCTTCACGCGGCGGGTGTTGCTGGCGCCCGTGAGGAACGTTTCCTCGCAGCGGCCGACAGCGATGAGCCCCGTGGCGGTCGTTCCCTTTTTCAGGAGTCCGTCCGCCTGGTCGAGGACGACGAAGCCGCCCTTCCAGAACTGATGCGAGCTCAGCGCGATGAGACCGTGCTCCATTCCGAAGGACGAGTCGCGCGCCGGGGTGTCTCGATCGACAGTGATTGCAGCCATGGATCAGCCTCCTCCCTGCGCGGCGCGTTGCTGCGCAAGCTCGAGCTTTCGCTGCTCGAGGAAGTCCGTCGGCGACATGCCGACTTGCTTGCAGACCTCGAGGTCCACAGCGGAGAGCGTCACCGTTTGCTCGGCGAGCTCGGTCGTTCCCTTGCCGCCGCCCGAGCCGGCGCCACCGCCGCTCGCGCCCGGCGTGACCACTTGAGCGCCCGCGGCGAACAGCTCGAGAGACGCCTTCGTCTGGGTCTTCGCCCACTCGTGCAGCGAAGGCTGCAGCCTGCCCTCGCTCGAGAGCCTCGCGATGGTCGCATCGCGTTCGACGTTGGCCGTCGAGGCCTCGAGCTCGGTGACACGCCTGGCCAGCGTGGTCGCCGTGGCGGCCTCTGCTTTCCAGTTCGTGACCTTCGATACCGCCGCGGCTCGCGTCGGCTCTCCGGTGAGTGAAAGCAGGCTCGTCTCGAGCATGCTGAACTCGGTGAAGCGCGACAAAGCCTCGGCGGCCGTGCGCACCCCGAGCATCCTGAGGAATTCCTCGAGATCCATGTGGGTTCGTTCTCCTCCGGGCTTCGCCCCGGTTTTGCTGGCGACGAGCGGCTTCTGGCCGATCGTCGCGGGGATGTTGGTGAGCGCGATGTTGATGAGCTCGCGCACGCGGCCGCTCTCGAGCTCGCGCTGGATGGCGGGACTGAAGTAGCGAAACTCGCGCTTCTTCAGCGCGTCGGCGCCGCGCTCGGTCCACTCGATGGACGTCGCCCAGAGCTCGCCGTCGAGGACGGCCGGCTTGAACCAGCCGAAGGCCTTGTGTCCGTCGGGCGGCGAGAGCGGGCTCAGCATGCCGTGACCCACGTCGAACGGCAGCAAGTCGAGCCCCTGCTCGCGGAATGCGTCGAGCACGGCCGCGCCGGCCTTGTCGTCGAACAGCACGGGCCCCTTCGTCGTCGGGGTCACGCCCTTCGCGAAGATGCGGAACTCGGTCGGCGGCTCGCCCGCTGGGACGGCGAGCAGAACCGCGACGCGTCCCCGCTCGAGCTCGAACGCGTGGACCTTCAGGACGGCCATCAGTCGGGGCACATCTCGAGCGCGCGCGCCTTCGCCTTCGCCTTGGCGTCGTCCTCGGACAGGCCTTCGCCGAGGGGCTTCGCCTCCTGCAGGCGCGTCGTCAAGAACTGCTCGACGCTTTCGCGCGTGAGGTTTCGCGGCGCCTCGCCGGGTTCGGCGTCGTCGCTCGTTTCGGTGGGCGGCTTCGGTGCGGTCTTCTTCGCTGCGGCCATGGTGCTCTTCTCCCGTGCGGGTGACGCCGACGTGGCGTCCCCGGTGGTTTCGGTGGGCGGCTTCGGTGCGCTACTCGAGCCAGGCGGGATCGGCTTGCATGTGCAGCGACTCGAGGAACTCGTCGTGCCCGTTCACTGCCTGCTTCGCTTGCGCGCGCAGCCGTTCGAACTCAGCGCGCGTCCAGGTGCCGGCGTCGCGGAGCGCGAGCGCTTCGGCGAGAACGCGTTTCAGGGCTTCCCAGTCCGGCTCGTTCACGGCTCGACTCCCTGCAACGCTAGCACCTCGCGCACCATGCGATACCCGACCGGGTCGTGCCGCCGCAGGTCGCCGCGGTGGAACACCCACGCGGCGAACGACTCGGCGAAGTACTCATAGTGCACCGTGCCGCCGTAGCGCGTGAGCGGTTTGCTGTTGGGGTCTTGGAACGCGTTGCGGACGACCTTGTCGGCGTCGCTGCCGGCGGTGAAGTGGAGGTGGTGGCCGAGCTCGTGCACGAACGTGCGGCGAATCGCGTCGATGCGGCTGCTCGCCGTCTTGGATATCGACCACATCACTCCCGGCGCGAACTCTTGCCCGAAGTTGTCCGCGCGACGACCCGTGCGAACACCGAGCTTTCGACTCGTCGCCCAGTACTGTCCGAGGTCGCTCGTGTTGCCGAGCTGCCGCGCGAAGCCGAGCTCGGAAAGGGGCTTGCGCGCGAGGAACTCGACGAGGCGCGCCTTCCGCGCGGCGAGCAGCACCTGCTCGAGCTCGGGGCCCTTGAGGTCGCCCTGCTCGAGCTTGGCGAAGTGAACGCCTTCTTTGAGCGCCGCCGGCGGCTTGCGCGCAGCGTTCTTCTGATGCTGCTTCCAGAGCTCGGGGGCGTACTCCGCCGGCGAGGGTTTCCACTCACCTTGAGTCGGCGCGAGCCCGAAGCCGTGAGCGGCGGCCACGTGCGGCGCCCGGGTGCGGATGCCACGCTTCTCGGCTTCGGCCCTGCGTAGGCTTCGCACCCCGGCCCTGCAGCGGTGATGCAGCGGCGGGATGTGCGTGTCCCAGAAGTGGTCCTCCTGGTCGAGGACGATGCCGTCGAGCTCTCGGCAGATCGGCGTCGTCCTCGAGTCGAGGATCGCGTCGTACATCCAGAACGGCCGGAAGCGTTTGACCGCCGGCGCAGTCATCTGCTGATAGCGGCCGCGGTTCAGCGCGCTTTGGACGCCGTTGCGAAACGTTGTCTCGACGCGCGGCGAGTCGGGGCTGCCCCACGCCTGGACGATCGGACCGAGCGCGCCCTTCTTCCAGTCGGCGAACGAGGTGCCGCGCTCGAGCGCCTTGCCCATCGAGTCCCAGACCTGCTGGACGACGGAGAGCTGGGCGACACCGGCGATGGTCCAGGCCCGCTGCCGCGAGCTCGCGGTGAGCTTGTCGAGCTCGTCGTCGGTGATGGGCAGCCGCGCTCGGAACCACGCGATCGCCTCATCGAAGCGGAGCACGTCCGCCGTGACGCGCCAGGCCACGTCACTCCGCCGCTTCTAGCTCGGGGATGTCTTGCCGCACGGCGAACGCGCCGGCGAGCTCGGAGAGTAGCACCGCGCGGCCCATGAGCTCGGCGAGCTCGTCGGGGTCGTAGTCCTCGCCGAGCAGGGTGATGAGCCCGCGGCGCACGGCGTCGAAGCTCGACGCCTCGTCGAGCACGCGGGCGAGCGCCTGCAGGTCCACCGCGAGGACTCGCGAGCCTTCGCGCGTGACGGAGTCCGTCGCCGCGTCGGCGTAGAGCTGCCCAGCGATGAAGCCGCGGTTGTCGCGCACGTCGGCGCCGCTCCCGAGGAGCAGGCGTCCGCGCGCCAGAGCCTTCTGCTTCGCCGCCGGCAGTGGCGCGCCCGGAGCAGGGGGCGGCGGCGCGCCAGGCGGGCCCGGTGGCCGCGGGCCACCGAAGGGTGCCTGCGGCGGGAGCTCCTCGAGCTCGAGGCCGTAGGGGGTCGCGACCTCGTCCACGTTCTTCACGCGCCAGCCCGCGTCCTGGATGGCGTTCAGGGCTTCGCCGAGGGTCTTCTTCCCTTCGGCTTGGCCCTTCAGGTCCTCGGTGGGCTCGGTCGACCAGTGCGGCCACGGCGTGACGGCGAGCGTCGAGCCGCGCACGTTGAACGCCGCCCACGGCCAGACGACCTGGCGGCGGAGCTCGGTGCTCGCGCGCTTGCCGAGCGCCTGCGCCTTCGAGCGCTCGACGCCGCGGTGCGTGTCCGCGGTCGCTCGCGCGCCCTGGTCGGTGACCTCGGTCGAGAGATTCCCACCGAGGAAGTTGATGGTGAAGCGCCGATCGCAGCGCTCGAGCGTGTCGAGGAAGACCTTCCAGCTCTGGTCCTTCGCCTCGAGGAGATCGAGGTCGAACTTCGCCCCGTTGTCGTCGAGGTGCGTCGGCAGGTCGGCGACAATCTCGGAGTGTAGCGCGCGGAGCTGCTCCCAGAAGTCGTCCTTGTCGCTCTCGTCGGCGATGGCCGGCGTGTACGCCTTGATGATCGGCAGGCCGTGCCGCTCGCAAAAGCGCAGGAGGTCGCGCCACGTGAGCTGCTTTCCGAGCCACGTGATGCCGAGCGAACGCACGAGGCCACGCATCCAGCCGCGGCGGCCGTCGGTGAGGAGCACCCACCGGCCGTCACCCGGCGTGACCGTGAACTCGCCCTCGCGGGCGTAGTAGATCCAGCGCTCGGCGACGCAGTCGTAACGCAGGTACTGCGGGTGGAGCGTCCGAAGGCGTGCCGTCCACGGCGTCGTCGTCGTGTCCCAGTCGAGCACCGCAACGCTCACGCCGAGCATGCGGTACCACCGCAGGAACTCGTCGAGCTCGGTCTCGGGGACCATGTCCCACCAGTCGTCCTCGAGCTCGTCGACGATCTTCTGGCTCGCGGGGATCGCGACTTCTTCGCTCTTCTTCCCCTCGCCCTTCGTTTCGGTGACGGGACTGAGCTCGAAGTCGCTCTCGAGCAGCGCGTCGACGTACTTCTCGAGCAGGCCCGGGATCGCGTCGTCCTCGCCCATCGTGTCGACGAGCAGAGCCGAGAGCGAGAAGTCGCCGTCGCGGTGCGAGCGAAGGGCGTTGCGCACCTCCGACACGGTCCACGTCGGCTTGATGCCCGGCGTCCACGCGGTGATCGCCGCGAGGAGCTTCGACGCGTCGGGGCGCGTGCGCGCGCCGGCAACCGGGTCGATGGGGGCGAGGTATGCGGCCATCAGCCTCGGAGGTGGGTGAGCAGTCGGCCACGGGCGACGAGGTCGTCGTCGGGAAACTGTGTGGGGTCGAGCGCGCAGGCGGCGCAGAAGGGCTTCTTGCCCTCGAGCCAGAACCAGGCGCCGACTATGAGCGGAGCGCGGCAGCGCTTCTTGCCGGGCCCACCGGGGCGGCCACGGCACGGCGCGTTCTCGCCGATGACGTTCCAGGACACTCAGGACACGGGCCCGCGGACGAGCTGCTCGAGCACGGCCTCGGCCTTACGCGGGTCGGCGAGCTCGGCGCCCGCGATCGGCGCGATGAATTCGGAGGTCGTCATCACGTCCGCGGCGGCCAGTTCCAGTGCCCCGGCTTGGGCTCGGCGCTGTGGGGCACGCGAACGTTGAAAAACATCCCCGTCGGATTCAGGACGCAGAGCGAGAGGTGAACGTCGGAGGGGTCGACGTGGTTCACGTCGGGCACGTCGGTGACGATGGCTGCGCGCGGCTGCGCCTTGTACTCCCCGCCCGGCGTGCCGTACGCCTGGTAGTGCACGATGCGACCGATGGTGGGCTTGACGTCCATTGCTACTCCCGGGGTTTCGGTAGGTCGCGCCTGCCGAACGACCCGCGCACCCCAGAGACGATCATCCCAAGGACGAGCTCCGCGCGCTTTGGATCGAGCAGCGCCGCGGCCTCGACGACCATCGAGAGCTCGCAGCCACTTGCTGGGTGCCGAACGGTCACGACGTGATCTCGCTCGCCGCTCGCCTCGGCTTCCAACGTGAACGGCCCGTGCTGCGCGGGCAAACGCTCGCGCACGAGCTCTCGAAAGGCGCCGATGGTCATCGTTCACTCCCGGGGTTTGGGCAGGTCACGCCTGCCGCTGAAGACGCGCTTCGGCGTCTGCAGGTAGTCGTATGCGGTGGAGAGCGCGTCCACGTCGTCGTCGCGCTCGTTCTTCGCCGTGCCGGTGAAGTTCACCAGGACGCCGAGGAACGCGTGCAGCCAGAGCTCGGCGCCTGGGAACTGCTCCGGGTCGGGCACGAGCACGCGACCTCCGTTCCACGCGGCCGCGACGGGCTCGGCGCAGACGAGCTTGTCGCCCGGCGGTGTGTGCTCCTCGATCGGCAGCCCTTGCTGCTTCAGGAAGCGCGCCCCGCCCTTCTCGGTTCCGCTTCGGCGCCAGTGCATGCGCCAAGACTTTCGCCCGACGTGCCGCGCCTTCAGAGTGAGCGCGAACATAGTCGCTTCGACCTGCGCGCGGTCGACGTGCACGACGTAGTAGAGCGGCTCCTCGCCGCGCTTGCGCTCCTCGCGCCAGAGCTCGAGGCAGATCGACCAGTCCGCGCCCGTCCTCGCGGTGTACGCGAGGTCGAGCCCGAACGTGCCGCGGTACGTCGTCGGGAGCCGCGTGTAGAACGTCGGCTCGTGGAAAACCTTGCCGCCCTTGGGGCGCGGCCGGCCCTGGTAGAGGGCAGCCCACGCGAACTCGAGGACGTTCGAGCGCTTCTTCTCGAGCGCTTCGAGCGGCCAGAGCTCCGGGAAGAGAGGCTCGCCGACCTGCCGCTCGTTCGGGTCGTCAAGGACGACCCCGTTGTCGTTCGTCGGGCCTTCCGCGATGGCGCGGAGGTTGATGTACGCCCAGCCTTCCTCGATGAGGGTGCCGGACAGGTCCTCGGGGTGCCACCGCGTGGCGAGCACGAAGATCGAAGCGCCCGGGTGGACGCGGACCTCGATGGCCTCGCGGTAGGTGCTCTCGACGACCTCGCGCCGCAGCGCGCTATCGGCCTCGGGGCGGCCCTTGTACGGGTCGTCGATGAAGCACGCGCCGTCGATCGGCTCTCCCGTGATGCCGCCGTCGACCGAGGTGAACAGGATCTGCCCGCCCCCGGGGATGTACATCTGAGCGAGGGTGCCGCCGGGGACGATGCCCGCCGCGGCGAGCACTCGCTTCATCTTGCGCGCGACGCTGTTGGCGCGCTTCTGGTTGTACGTGACGTACGCCCAGCGGCGGCCCGGGTGCTCGAGCGTGAGGAACGCGAGGAGCGCGAGGGTGACCTCGGTCTTGCCATGCTGCGGGGGCGCAGCGAAGACGAGTCGAAGCTCCCCGCCTACCGCTCGGAGGACTTGCGCGACGTAGACGCGAAAGTGCAGCGGCTCGAGCAGCCGCTGGTTGACGCTACGCCAGAAGTCCCAAAACCGTTCCTCAGTGGACCGGGTCTCGGGCGGCGGCGGGGGCGGGGGCTCCTGGGGCTCCTGCTCCGCTTGCTGCTCGAGCGCCCACGCCTGCAGCCGGAGCAGGCTTCGCACTTTCCCGAGGAGGGCGAGGCCCGTTGGCATTCGGCAGGAGGTCCTTCATGACGAGCTTGTCGAGCACGAGGTGCACGGCGCCGGCGACGTCGCGGAGCTGCTCGGGCTTGGCCCCCTCGACGAGCTTCTCGAGCTTGCGCAAGCCGAGGCGCACGAAGCGGAGCGCGCCCGCTCTCCACTCGTTCCCGAGTTCTTGTCTTGTTAGATCCGCAACGGCCCGCAGCGCGGGGTCGAGAGATATTTTGTGACGAGCTCGGCGGATGGTCTCGCGGTCCACCTCGAAGAACTTGGCCGCGGCTTCCGCCCCGTCCACCTCGGCCATGCCAACGGCGCGGGCGAGCGTCTCGAGCGGGAGCACGACCTTGGGCTTACGAGTCCTCGAGCGCGAAGGTGACGCGGATGCGTCGCTCGCCGCACTCGCAGGGGGTTTTGGCTTCGGCAATGGTCGTTCTCTCACCCTGCATCACGAGCTCGCCCTCGGGCTCACGCTCAGCGCCGCAGCCTTCGCATCGCACGTCGAGGTCGAACTCGACGACGAAGTCGGTGTCGCTCTCGCGTGGGCGCGGCACGACCGAGATCGTAGCACCGCGTGCTCGCGCCCGCCGGGGGGCCCTATAGAGTCGGCGCAGCGTTTGCTCGACGATGCTCGACGATGCTCGACGAGCGTTCCCGGGCTTCACGTCGCGGCAAACGTTTTCGCCTTTCGTTTCAGCGCGTTGTGAGAATCTCGCAGGCGGTTCACTTTTTTCTCCACGAGGGCGAGGCGAGAGAGCGCTTCCTCGAGCCGCCGCTCGAGCTCCGGGGCGCGTCCGTCCACGGCGAGGCGGAGCGCGTCGGGGTTCACCCAGTACTTGCGCGGCTTCCTCCCCGGGGGCTGGTAGCTCTCGATGATGCCGCCGCCGGCGCTCTCGTGCAGCCGGCGCAGGCGCCGGAGCATCTTCCAATGGCTGACGTGCGCGCGCCGGGCCGCTGCCCTCACGTCGATCCACCCCTTCGGGGCCTCGGCGTTCGGCGGCTCCCCGCTCACGCTACCCACGCGTCGAGGCTCGCCTCCGTGACCTGGTAGTAGTCGCGGTGGGCGGCGCGCACGGCCGCTTCGGCGCGGTTTCGAATGTCGGAGATGAACTCGCCGGCCCCCTCCTTCGCCGAGTTCGCGCAGGCCTCGAGCAGCGGGCCGAGCTCGCCGGCGTCGAACGCGACGACGACGGCCGCTCCGCAGAGCTTGCCTAGTTGCGGCCCGAGTCCCTTCGGCCACCGCTGGTAGCTCTCCTCGCCTCCCGTGACGAGCGCTCCGGCGTAGTGCGCGAACAGCATGCGACGCGACGGGGCCGGCGTGAGGGCCCACTCGTGCGCGATGCGCCGGTCGCGGTCGAAGCTCGGGAGGCGGGAACGGTAGGCCTCGTGGTACGGGTCGCTCGAGTCCACGCCTCCGCCCCCGCCGCCGCGCTCGAGCATCGCGACGAATCCACCGAAGTTCGAGCGGTGGCCGCACTCGAAGTCGCGCTGGGTGAGCCACCAGTCGAGGTCGGCGCAGTAGAGTTCGTCGTTCGCCTTCACTCGAGGTGTTCCTCCTCGAAGGCGAGGTGGATGCGTGTCACCCGCGACGGCGCAGCCGCCGCCGCTTGGCTTTCTGCCCCTTGGTTTCGTCCTGCGAGAGCACCGACGCGGCGAGAGCCCGGACCTCGCTCACTTTGATGCCGTCTTCCTCCGCAATCCACCAGCCACCATGGGCGCGGCCCAACGTTCGGAGCACTCGCCCCGCCAGGGTTGAAAGCTTGATTCCTGATTGTTTTCGCACTGATTTGTCCTTTCTTCATCGTCTCCTCCCCGGCTGCCGTCGTTCTCGGTCGGCGTCTCGGGCGAGCTTCTCGGCGGCGGCGAGCGCGTAGCGCACGCGCGTCGAGGTGACCGCGTTGCGCGCGGCCGCGAACTCGACCTCCGTGAGACGGTCCCCGCTCGTGGCGCGCTTTCCCCACTCGGCGAGCAGCGCGACCTCGGGCTTCACGTCGCGCACGAGCTCGTCCACGGCGCGGCGCACGTCGTCGCCCCACTCGCCGTCGAGGGCGCGCGCGACGAGGGTGGCGAGGTCGCACGCCCTTGTCGCCTCGCGGCGCCACTCGGCTTTCTCGCGCTCTCGCGCGGCCTCCTCGCGCTCGTCCTCGGTCGGGTACGCGATGTCGACGAACTCCTGCCACGCCTGGCGCAGGTCGGACGGGAGCTGCTCACCGCGCTTCTGCAGGTCCTCTGGGATGTCTCTACGCATCGCCACCACCTCCGGCCGCAAAGCGTGCGAGCGAGGCGCTGAGCGGCTGCGGCGCGCCGCCCCTGTCGTCCTCGGCGCCGGCGCGCGCTAGCCTCACCAGGCCCGCGACGCGCGTGTCGCCGTCTTGGAGCTCGTTCAGAGCAATCGCGACGACGTTCGGGGTCATGATCGCCGCGGTCGCCTTGTTCTGGAACTTCTCGGTCGTCGGCAGGTACTTCGCGACGCGCACGAGGTCGCTCGGGAGGTAGCCGAGGGCCGTCACGAGCAGCACGGCGCGCACGTCGGCGGCCTCGCTCGGCCGTCCGATCCGGGGGCTGCCCTCGCGCTTCTTGGCTTCGTGGAACGCTTTGAGCACTCGGACGACGAACGGAAACCGCTGCGCCTCGAGCCGGTCAGCGAGCGCCTCGTCGCGGCAGAGCTCCGCGACGGCCGCCGCGCCGTCCTCCTGAATTGCTTCGAGCGCTTGCTCGTGATTTTCTATCACCGCCGCCGCCGTCGCTGGCACGGGTTCGGCGGCCGTCGACGTGTCAGGTTCTTTAGCGGCGACGTCAGAAGTTAATTGGTTGGGCTGGGCTGGGCTGGGGACGCGGGCGGGCCCGCCCGCGGGGGGACGCGTTCTAGAACCGTTCCGCGGGGCGTTCCGGAACGCGTTCGGAACAGGTTCGGGAACGCGTTCCGCGACGCGTTCCGGAATGCGTTCCGTCCCTGGCTCGGAACGCGTTCCGTCCGCGTTCCGGGCGAGCCATCGATCCTTGCGCTCCTTCGCCTTGCGCCGGCGCTCCTCTACCTCCTTCGAGCTCGTCGCGTGGTCGAGGTAATCGTGAAGCTGCCAGCCATGCTGGACGGGATCCACGAGGCCGGCGCCGCGGGAGCCGTCGCGGTTCTTGCGGCCGCACTCGACGAGCGCCTGCAAAGCCTTCCTCGGGCTCTTGGGCGCTCCTGGTACGCGGTCCACGTCGTCGTCGGCGATGAAGCCGTCCGTAGGGTTACTCGCAGCGTATCCCTTCAGCGCGAGCCACATGACGATCGCGTCGCTGCCGCCGAGCTCGACGGCGCGCTTCCACTTCGGCGAGTCGAGGAATTCTTCCTTCACCGTAATCATGTGTCTGCTCCTCTGGCTAGCCCGCAGCCCTTGCAGCGCTTGCCGACCACACGGTGCGGGAGCGAGCCGCACGCGCGGCACAAGCGCGCAGGTCGGCGCCGTGGGCAGTCGGCGGTGGCATGCCCGGGCCGACGGCAGAGGCCGCAGCGCGACGGCTCGCGCTCACGCATCGTCTGGCTCCGATTCGGCTGTATCGGCGATGGTGGCCAGACTCGCCGACCACAAGCGCGCCTGCGCCGGCGTGAGCTCGAGCGTCCGGCCACCGCGGAGCTCGACGAGCACGAGGCCCTTGCTGGCGAAGATGAAGACGCCGCTCGCCCGCGTGCGCCTCCAGCGCTGCTCGTCGAGCTGTACAACGTTGCTCACGCGGCCTCCGGGGCGACCGAGACGAACGCCTCGCCGGCATCACAGAGCGCGGCGTTCGCGACGATGAAGGCGTCGAGCTCGGCCTCGAACCACGCGTCGGGATCCGGGAGCACCGCGAGCAGGAGCTCTTGCGCCGCGTCGCCGGCGCCGCGGCCACCCGAAAGCGCGGAGCCCATGAACACCGTGCGCGCGTGGCGCTGTTCAATCTGCTCGAGCTCGATGCCGATGCAGACGTCGAGCTCGTGCTCGAGCACGCCGACGAGCCGCTCCTGCGAGCGGATCGTCTCGGACTTGCCGCGCATGAAGATGCCTCCCTCGGCGAAGACGCGCACGCTCGTCATCGGCAGGCCCTCCGAGGCGGCCGCCCAGGTGAGCCACTGAATCAGGTCGCGCGCGAGCGACGCGCGGCGGTGCACGACGGACGCGCCGGGCTTTGTGCCGAGGGTCGCCCGGCGCACGCGCCGAAAGTCGTTGCCCCACCCCGTCGGCACCGCGGCGATGCCGAAAGCGGTGAGGCTGTGGTCGAGTCCGACGTAGAGCACGGTTAGTTCGGCTTTGCCTTGGCGGCCTTGCGCTGCGGCTTCTTCTTCTGCGTCGAGAGAGTCGGGGCGCTCGCCGCCTGCTCGGCCTTCATGCGCTCGGCGTCTTCGTCCTCGATGATGCCGTCGTCGCCGCCGGCGTCGTCCTCGCGCGGCTTCGCGGCGCGCGCCTTCAGGTCGAGCTTCACCTGCCGATCGGAGCGGCCGGGCGCGCCCTCGTCGGCCTCCGGCGGCTCGTCAGCCTCCTGCCCTGGCCCTAGAACCTTCTCCGGCAGGATGGCGCCACGCCACCGCGTGCCGTCCTTTCCGACGGCCTCGAAGTGCATGGGCGCCGTCGGCTCGGTCGGCGGGTAGAACGTGATCGGGCAGCCCTCGGTCGCGACCCGCACTCGCGTGAGGCCGCGCAGGTGCTCCGGGTCGAACGCACACCAGCTCCCCGTGTGGTTCTTGTCGTCCGGCACGCGCAGGCCGCTCACGATGTCGGTCATCGTCACCTGCGTCGTCGCCGCCTCGCGGTTCCAGCCGATCGGCGCAATCATCTTCCCGGTCTTCGCCTCGACGATCCACGCGTCGGTGAGGCCCTTCGGCGTCAGCCGAATCAGCAGCGTCTCGCCGTCGCCGACCATCGAGAGCCGGCACTTCTCGAGGAACGCCGAGTCGATTGCCCACTCGCCCGTCGCGCCTCCCTCCGCTTTCGCGATGGCCTCGACGCTCCGCTTCCCGGAGGTCGCGGCCGCTTCGAGCTTGCCCGAGCCGTTGATGCGGAAGTGCACGCACGCATGGTGCTCGCCCTCCCCGCAGAAGCTCAGGAGCGCCCAGAGCTGCTCCCGGTTGATCTCGATCCCCTTCTTGCTCGCCAGCATCGTCACGCGACACCTCCCGTCTGCTCGGCGCTCGCGGGCGTTTGAGCAGCGCGCGCCTGCCACTCGAGGATCCACCCATCGACGATCTTCGCGACCTGGCTGTTCTCCGGTGTGTCACCCGGCGAGATCGCCAAGAACCAGCATTCGGCGGGCCTCGTCGAGTCCGGCTTCAACCCCGGAACATCCTGGTAGCTGCAGCCCTTGGCGTTCGCGATTGTGCCGACCAGGCATGCGCACGCTCCCTCGTACGCTGTCCCGTCGACCTTGCCGGCCCGCAGCGCGTCCCGGAGCGCCGGCACCTCGTGCGGCACGGCGTCCAAGACCGCGAAGAAGTCGTCCCGGATCGCGTCGAGGCTCGCACGGTCGAGGCGCGCACCGACGAGGCTCGCACGGTCGAGGCGCGCACCGTCGAGGCGCGCACCGTCGAGGCTCGCACCGTCGAGGCTCGCACGGTCGAGGCGCGCACCGACGAGGCGCGCACCGACGAGGCTCGCACGGTCGAGGCTCGCACCGACGAGGCTCGCA